CCAACCTTGCCACCATCAAAAAGCAAGTCGTTATTAAACTTCTCCAAAGTCCAAACGGTTGCGCTGTTTATAGTTCGCTTAACCGCAAAATAGCTATCTTGGTCAATAACTGCGGCGTTCTCAAACGTCCCTTTAGTCTTTAACAGTGTCCAGGCGTTAACTTCCTCGGATCTCAGCACACAAAAAGCCGCTAACGTCCCGTCCTCACCATTAACAACCCATAAATAATTAGGCTCCGTTATAGACTGGCTACGCCTTAAAGCTGTATCTTTTGGTTTTCTGACTAAATGGCTGGAAACTATCGCAACGGTTGAGGTTCCATAAGCTTGTACTGCATCATCAAAAACAAATTCCCTAACATCTCCGCCACCTTTCTGGACAAAATAAACAACCCCATCCACTTCTTGCGGCTTAATGTTTACCCTAGAACTGTCCGCCTCGGTCCCCTTACTTCCCACCGATGAATTGCGCCGAAGCGTTACATTATTCGGAGTAATAGGGTCGGACTCTGATTTAGGAATATAAAACTCGGCATCATTAGCAAAAATCTGTAAATGCCGCCCACCATAAACATTTAAAAACGTGCTTATTCCTGGTGTATCTCCAAAGGCCACAATCGCGGAATCATCGTCTGCGTCCGAATTAGCAAAGTTTTTAATTACACCGGACCTGCTTGCGGCGAAAAAATCAGGCAAAGACTTAGCCCCTGCCAATACTAAACGGCCCTGAAAAATCGTACCCGAAACAGGCCAACCCCTAGCTGACGAATAAGCAACTTCTTCCATCGCCCATAAGCCGTTAGCGATAGCGTCTGCGTCATTAAAAGGTTGAACAATAGTTAAGGTAACTACTGTTGCGCTGGTATACCCTGTTATTTCTCCATATCCCCCGTTCCCCCTGATAAACTTTCCCACATCGCCCGATACAAAGTTTGAACTTCCAGAAGTAAAATTTACCGTCCCCCCTGCTGTTCCTTCTGCTGATGGGGTCCCCGTACCATTTGCCGTATTGTCAAAAACCACTGTCGGCAGATTAGTAAGGGTAAAGTCTGCAAGCGTCCAGCTTGAATCGGACCCACCCCTGACAAGGGTTCTAATTGTGTGGTCCTCATGAAAAAGAAAAAGAGTATCTAGGTTTTGATCCCAATTTAACGCGGGTATTTGTGCGTCTGTGTAGGTATGCGAACCCTCAAAAACAAAGGTATCGTTTCGGTATATGTAGAAATAGGATTTTACAAAATAAATAATATAAAGCTGTGAGATTGAAAATTTAAACTCAATCATCTTTATATTATCCCAGGACCCAGACGGCTTATTTGATGCTGTCTTTGGCGGTATCTCGTCTATGTACTCAAGACCGGGCCGCCTTCTTGCACCTCCCTGGGGGAAAACTAAAACATTTCGCAATTTCTCCGCGCCGTTTTCGTAGGCTACGGTGTCGTGTCTCATTAACGCTTGGGGGTCCATTTCTCCCCGACTAAAATTTGTTTTTGCGGGTCGCAACCTTGCCATTTAAGAACCCCTAACTGCTGTAAGCGGAAAAGATTTAACCCTAGAAGGCGGTCTAGTCTGAGCATCCAAACGGCTGGCCTCCCTAAAATAACCACCTCTGCCATTTTCAGATGGCATCCCCCATGCTGAAATTAACGCCTCGTCTTTAACGTTTTGCTGGTCGGTAACACTTAACGCCACTTCTGCCATTAACGCCTTAACCATCATTTCAAGTAAATGGTGCGGCATATCATTTTCGGCAACGTCTACCTGGTAATCCACCTTGATATAGTCAACGTCCGTTAACAACTGATTTTGGAATATCTCGTAATCCTTATACGGCGTTTTATTAGAAGTGTCTGCGGCGGGACTATTCCATACCGTCCTGGGGCCGTTATACATATCCGGCGGTAACTGAAAAGCGTTTTTATATTCAGAGTTTGGGCTTCCCACAATCAAGTTTAACAATGGGGACTTAACCATAGTTACCCGCCAGGGATAAGCGACCAGGACCCGCCGCTTTACAAATGGGTAAACATTCCCGCAAGTAACCGCGCCAAATGTTTCATTAAAAGAAGAAATAGGGCTGTCGCCTAATCGCGTTAACGCCTGGGATGATATGCTGATGTCTGTCTCTGAACCTGCCATTTTTAAGCCGCCTTCTGGGTTCTATTATTATTTTTCTTTTTCACCGGATTAGTTGCCTGGGTCTTTAAGGTTTGCGCTAAAATTACCCTGTTATCCAGAATTACACTGACTCCTTCTACCGCTTTAACAAATATTTGGGCTATCTCGTCAACCGCTATAACGTGGATAACGCTTCCCGGCGCAAACAATAAAGACTTAGAGTTGAAATAACCGGGGACCATAACATCTTGTAAAGTGTCTGTTTCGGTTCTGTAAGAGTAAACGGTTGGGGCTGATTTAATCGTCTGCCCGCCTATAGGTGAGAAACAAGTATCATCAAACATAAAACCTCTTTTTAAAATGTGGGTAAACACCAACTCAACCCTGTCCCCTGTCCCGGTGAAAGGTCAAGGTCCAGGGCAAGTTGATATTTAATTACGCGGCGTTAACATCCAATGCGCTTGTGGTCACATTAGTAGTTGACGGTGAAGCAGGGCAGGTCGCCACGAAAACGATTGTATAGGTCACGGTTCCACCTGTAGACCCTGCAACTATAATCATGTCGTGAACCTGCAACTGGTCCCGCAAATCATTGAAATATCCCGCACCTTTTACGGTTGCGAAAGCGTCTGCAGAGCTATAACTCCAGACTTGTGGGCCACTTCCCGGAATCGAATTACCACCGATCAGGTTAAGGCCGCTTTGTGCGTATGCCATATCATTTACCTCTCTTTAAAAGTTAATTAGTTAGTGATAACAACGGATTCGTCAACCGTAATATCTACGATCCCTTTAGGGTCGATAGCCGCGCCACCCGCCGAAAAGACTCCGTTTGAAAGCCAGGAGGTTTTTTCCGGCACATAATCAACTGAGGTTTTAAAGTTGATACCTACCGCAAGACCCATTGAACCCATAGAACCGCCGTGATAAGCAAAGCAAGTTCTATCGTTAGTGGAAAGTGGTAAGCCGCCCTCGTCACGGGTTTCAATCATGTGGTATTGAAAGCCCATCCAGGAATTAATTTCCCCGTTGACTAAAGCTTTTACGGCTGAGAAGTCTGAGGAAGTCGCTGGCGTACTGCCTAACATTTGCTCTTTAGCCGCCGAACTCCATACAAAATGCCTGTCGCTCATTGGTACACCCTGGTCGTCTAAAAGCTTTGCGGCTCTTCGGATTTTAGTGGTGTCCATAGCGGCGTTTGTTCCTACCGTTTTGGCTACACTTCCGGCTGTTGAGGAAGCGGCGTTAAGAACGTCAATCAATATCTGGTCCTCGCGCCTTCCAATAGCGTCCGCGATAACTTTAGCCAAAGCCTGTCGCTCTGAATAATTAACTTTTGCTTGGTCGAAAATGTCCGTATATTCCGGTGCGTTCCAGTCTGCCAAAGTCGCAACAACTCCGGTGTGTGCAACGTTCATAGGAATAACGTCTGTTTGTGGGATTCGGGGAGTCGCTAGACCCTTGCCGATTTTAGGGAAACGGTGCGTTGAACCAACAACCCCGGTTTTAACCCGGACTGTGCTACGCAATTCACCCGCACCCTGGTAAGCTTGTTTTACTTCGGCATCAAATTGCGCCGCCGCATTAGTGGTAAGTGTTTTACTCATGGGAAAACCCCTTAACTTAAATGATTGATAATCTCGTTAAACTCTTGAGATTGTCCGTATCAAGTTAAAAGGTCCGGCAAGGTTGCCGAATTGCTCTCCCTGAATGGTGGAGTCTCTTTTTACTACAAATCGAAAACTACTAAATGCTTTTTCGGGTTGCTTTAAAAAGGCCCTATCGCATTACTACCAAAAGACTGTAAACTTATAAAGCTTTTTATTCGCCATAAGTTTTTCTAAACTCCGCTTCTACTTCTGCCCGGTAAGCGTCACCGCCTGGGCCTTCTTCGTTATACCTCGGATCACTCATCATAGCCGCGCACTCATCCGGGGTTTTGGCTCCGGTGTTTACACTCGCGCCTGTCGGGATTGGCTTCTCTCCAGCATTAACCCTTAACTTGTTTAAGGTTTCAACGCCGATAGCTGTAGCCCCAAAATCCAAAGCATACTTATATTGGTCCTCGTTTAGCACCCCGTTTTTATGAAGGTGTAAAAGATAATTCTGGTTAGTTCTTATAACCGGGATAGCCTTTTCTTCTCCGCCCAAAGCTTCTATTTCCGCCTCACGGTTATACGGCTCTGGCATTAAATCATTCGCTCCCGCTAAAACATCGGTAACAATCCCCGCAAACTGCTCTTTGCTTAAATTGTATTTCTTAGCCGCTTTAGAAAATGAGACAACAACCGGATCATCATTCGGCAAATCTCTTATTCGGTCTAGGGACTTAACCCCGTCCTCGGTTTCTATTTCTTTTGGGACCTCAAAATCCTCTAAATATTCCTCGGCTGTTTCCAGGGCCTTCTCGCTCTTGCCCTTATCCTTCTGGAGCTTGTTAAATTGTTTTCGTAAATCAGAATAAGACTTTGCCAGGGATTCGGATTTAATCTCGCCCTTGTCTTTATCCCAGAATTGCTCCGGTATACTTTCTGGGCGTTCCCCTTTTACGGGTTCTTCCGTTTCTGGCTCCGGCTCTTTTCCCTCTTTGTGAGCATCGCCCATTAATCCGTCTACGCTTACCTCTGGATCGGGCTGGTTGTTCCCGTCCTGTGGGTCTGTTTGTACTGCGCCTTCCATTTCTGTCTCGACTACTTCATTTGTCATAAGTCACCGGGTTTAAGTTATTGTTTGGTTATGTAATTGATACAACCGAAACTTCCAGAAAATGTATAATCCCATAAAGGATTAGGTTGGGGTTTTTTACAAACAAATTTGCTCCCCTTAACCTTGCTTAACCGTTTGCTAAACTTGCACGTTTCGCATTGGCCTATCATTTTCATTGTTTGGCTCTTTCAATTCTCGTCAAAATATCTTTTACAAAGTTTTCCTCGCCTATCCTTGCAAAAATCGCCTCTTGGGGGATAGGGTACTTTTGCCCTGTCATGGGATTAGAAAGCATAAGGTCCAACCTCTTTTCTATCGTCCCCCGCCTCCATCTATCTAAAACCGCCTTTCCGCTATCAGTTTGGAAAGTCCTGGCTAACTGCATATTCCATTGATGGTCGGCATCCATCGCCGCTTGTTTTTCTTCTTCACTTACTCCCTGGGGTCGCTTTTCTAAAGCTTCCCATCCCTCAAGTTGCTTGCTCATAAAGGTTTTGTTTCCACTTTATTTTGAGTAAAAAACTTTTCTAGCGTTGAAAGTTTGTAATAAACCCTGTTGTCCATAATTTTGTACTCTGGCCCTATCCCCTTCGCTCTCCATTCTTTCATTTCTTCCGGGGTTTGCCCTATAATTACTTTTCCTATTTCAGACTCTTTTATAAAAAGTTTGTTCATATAGTCGGCTGTGGCTCCGGTTGTGCTTCGGCTTGTGCCATCGCTTTTTCTTGCCCCATTTCCTGCCCTACCTGTTGCTGAATTGCGGACCTTTCAGCTTTATTTCGAATTAACGCCGGGTCAATCCCAAACTTTTCTCCCAACCATTCGGGAATATCCTCAACCTTAACCCCTAACGCAAAGGCTTGTTCCCCTACTGACTGGCTAATCTGCAACCATTTAAGAACATCTTGGATTTCTTCAAGGCTTTGCTGTTGTGCTAGTGGACTTGTAGGCTTGGCCTTAATAATCTTTCCATCAATTTTTAACTTATCCTGCATCAAGCCCTTTCTAAAAAGGATAGATAGGCAACGGTTTGCCCAGGGCTTTAAAAACTCTGACATATACCTGGCTAACGGTGTCCCCGTTCTTTGCTGTAATTCCTTAATCCTTTCTATGATTTCTGTGGGGCTTCTAACTGGTCCCGCTTCACTCGGCAAAGACTCATCCAGCAACGCCTTTTTAACCGCTATCTGCAAATCAGCTAGGACAAATTGCGAAACGTCCATGCTACTAGCAGGGGCCAAAGCTCTTAAATTACCTGACGCGGCTACTGGAATGATTGCACCAGGGAATATTTCAACCGTATCCGGGTTCATAATCCCATCGTCTACCGCTTCCCACATTCCGGCAACGTCAAAGCTTGCTCTTTGCAGAACAAACTCTTTTGTTTTGTTGAGGGTCTTAATATCGGGAAGGGCAAACAATAGAGGACCCCGCCCAAATACTTCCCCGGCGACCTTAATCCATCGGGTAATTATCCAGGGGTGTTCTTCCATTTCCCTCTCAACCAAAATAATAGGTTTTGCTTCGCTGGATTTCTGCGGGCCTTGTGGCTGGCCTCCGCTTAACTGTTCTCCGGTTCCCAATAAAACAACCTGATAAATGTATTTATCTGTTTTGGTGTCTAAATAAGTTCCTTCCAGCAAATGCCCGATTTGTGAGGGTGCGTCTGCAATTTTCTTTTCTAGGTCCGCTTTGGCTTCGGCCTTAATATCAGGCCATTCCTGCGGAATAACTCTTAGCGGTTTATCATGGTTTCTAAAAACTCCATCTACCGAACCAAAAGGCCCCTCGTCTAAACTAATCTGAGCATTAGGGACCGCGATATGGTTTAAGGGTTGGTCATCGTCACCTTCCAAAACCAACATAGCCGCCGTACCGGTTGCTAAGTCCTGGTTAAACTCTGCTATAGCTAGATCAAAATTAGAGTCATGCACAAACTCAAAGAAAGCTTTTTGTGCTTGCTTTAATATTTCCCTAGCGTTGCTTTGCTGTTCCTCTGGGATTTCGGACCCTGGGAGAAAATCTAAAAACTCCTGAAAGGGCGGGGTGACTCCCTGCTGAATAATAGAGGCAAAGTTTTGGACTGAATTAATAGCCGTTGAATCAAAAACCCGGTCCATTTTTTGCTGGCCTGGGGTAGCGGCGGAATACAGGTTCCTCATGGGCATAGCATATTCATAAGCATCTCTAAGCATACTTTCCCAACATGATTTAACCGTCCCTGCGGCTTTGGCCCTAGCTGTTAATTGCTCGGCGTTTAGTCTCATTTATTTCCCGGCTCCCCCAAACGTTACACCTAGTTCTCCAGTCTCAGAAAACAAAGTCCCCAAACCTCGGCGGCCTCGTCTACTGGCTACTACTCTATCCCTAGAGGTCTTTTTTCTTTTTTCGTCTGCTTCTTTTTTGTCTAAAGCTTTACTTTGTTTTTCCAAGCTTTCCGTTTGCGCTTTTTGCAGGTCAAGCGTTTCCTGCGGAATAGCTGGCGGTGCTGGAGGTCTTGGAGGTTTAGGCGGTGAAAAAATAGCTCCCATTATTTTAATTCTCCTTTTAGGCTTTTAGCTCCCTTGCGGAGCATATAAAAATATAACTGCTTAGGTGTCATTATCCACCAAGCTCTAATACTCATCGCATATTTGGCGCAAGATATACAGGTCATAATTCCGCGTGGGGCAAATTCAGATTTAGAGACTATGCGAATATTCATTTTCAAAATATCCGTAACTAATGGATCGGCTAAATAAGTCTC